ACCTCGTCGAGTATCTGGACGGCGGCAAGCCGAATACGCCGCACTTCGACGGCTACGTGAGCTGGTCGCCAAAGGCCCAGGCCGACGCCGTGTACCGGCCGACGACCGGCATGTCGTTCGGGCTCGCAATCGAGGCGCTGAAGAAGGGCGCACGCGTGGCGCGCGTCGGCTGGAATGGAAAAAACATGTGGCTGGCGTTGACGCCCGGGAGCGTCATTCCGTTTGAAGCTGCGCGCAGCGGCGCATGCAAAGCGCAGGCTGAGGCGGAAGGCGTGGCTTCCATCACCATTCTGCCGCATATCGATATGCGCGCGGCAGACGGCAGCATTGTCATCGGTTGGCTCGCATCGCAGACGGACATGCTTGCCGACGACTGGGCGATCGTAGAGTAGATCGAGGACAACATGAACGAAGCAGAGATCGATGCATACATTGACCGTTGGGTGTTCTGGTGCAGTACGCGGCGTCTACTCGCGCCCACGGTCAAGTCGAACATCTTGGCGCGGTTGCAGCCGGCGAAGGCGCGCCGCGAGCCGGACGCATTCATGGACTCGTCGATGCCCTACTTCAACATGGCGGTGCATGCCCTGTGTGAGCAGCCCGAGCACGAAAAGGACGCCGCAGCGTTTCTTGGCGTGTACTGGTACCGGGCCAACATCAAGGGGCTGGCGCGGGATCAGCAGTGCGCGCGCGGCACCGTGTACAACCGGGCTCGCCGGTTCGCTGGCCGCGCGATGGCAATGCGCGAGACGATCCGGCAAGTGCATGAATCGATGACTGCCGAGAAGTGTTCAATTTCTATTGAACATCACAGCGCTTGTACCGATTGAACACTTTGCCGGAAAATCCGGGGTTAATAGGCAGGCTGAATTAGTGTCTTCTGGCGGTCACTGGCAGTCATCATTTTTGGTCTGGCGATTTGATGTTTTCCGCCAGATCGTTGACGAGCTTCGCCAAATACTTTGCGTCATTCCCTGCATAAGACTCGGGGCCACCTGCGCCCATCGGACCATTCAATTTTATTACACCGCTTTCAAGAGCGGCCTTCACAAGCTCAATAGCACGATCAGAGGCTTGCGCGCGGTTGAACGTCGTTGCCATATGAGGTCTCCGGTTGGTGTCGGACACCCATCGTAGCAGAGCGGCGGTTCAATTTCTCGTCCGTAACTATCTTCTCCCTCGACGACTGCACCCCGTCGACTTTACCCGGCTCCGGCCGGGTTTTTCATTTCTGGACCCGGAATGGCAAAGTTAAGCACGCTGGCGCGAAAGCGCCTGAAGCCGTCGGACTTCGCTGATCCGAAGCACCGAGAATTTCCGCTCGAGGACAAGGCTCACATCCGCGCGGCCGAGTCGTACGAACGCTATGCCACGCCGGACGAGCGCAAGAAGATCGATGCGGCTGCTCGCCGCGCTTTTGGAAAGAAACGATGATCCAACCGACCGAAGACCGAATTGTCGTCGAGCCAGACGAGCTGCGCGACGACGTCACCGATGCTGGGATCGTTGTCAAGGTGAGTCAGACGATAGAGAGCAAGCGGCACCTGGGCAAGACTGGAACCGTCGTCGCCGTCGGCCCGGGCAAGCGCAACAGCGCCGGCCACCGCGTCCCGCTCGTGCTCAACGTGGGCGATCATATCGTCTTCGGCGAGTTCGAGCACCGGGAGCATCGTGAAGACGGCAAGCGCTACCTAATCATGCAGGAGGCGGATGTATGCGGAGTGCTGGAGTGAAGATCACGAAGCAGGGGCTCGACATGAGCGCGTATGTGGTCGACCTTTCATGCAGCCTGTGCCTCGCTGAGTTCAAAGCGTCGGCCGATCCGAAGGCTGGCGAGGCGCATATCTACGACGGGGGTGATGTTCCCGCCCCGGGCGAGTTGCGCCAGTTGAGAGCAATTTGCAATTGCCCGAACTGCGGCGTTCAAAACAACCAAGCCGTGAGCCTGCGCAAGGAGGTCGCGTGACCTCCCTCGCGCATGTCTGGCTCGACGAGGCCGCTGACTTCGAGGCGAGCGCATGGGATCGGCTACGAGGTGAACTCGACGCGCGTCATATGGGGGCGAAGATTCGCGCGCTCAGCCATCGCATTTCGCTCTTCATGTGCGTCGGCAACCGCGGCTTCGCCTTTTCGATAAGCGGCTGTCAAGGAGCGGTCTGATGGATGCCACGCATGTAATCTGCTGCCCGACGAGCCCGAATGATGGAAAGCGCGTTCGGCTCGTATCAGAGCACGGCTACAACCCGAACTCCGATGCTTTCGACCTCGGCTGGGTCGAGGTCGAAATGGTCGATACAGGCGTGACGGGCGCGATCGAGCGGCGGTTCTTGTCGGAGATTCAGTGATGGGGCGCCCGTCAGGATTCACGCAGAAGTTGGCGGATCGCATCTGCAATCGAATTGCTGATGGTGAAAGCCTTCGCTCGATCTGCGCCGGCAAGGACATGCCGTCGCGAACATCTGTCTTCAAATGGCTCGCTGCGCGCAAAGAGTTTGCTGACCAGTACGCACGCGCGCGCGAGGCGCAGGCCGACTTGCTCGCCGAGGAAATTATCGAGATCGCGGACGACACGAGTCGCGACACGATCACGAAGGAAAATTCGGATGGCAGCGAATACGAAGTAGCCAACACAGAATGGATCAATCGCTCGCGTCTGCGTGTCGATGCTCGTAAGTGGATGGCATCAAAACTGGCGCCCAAGAAGTACGGCGAAAAAGTCGACGTCAACGCAAACGTGACAGGTCGGATTGAATCCATCACGCGCCGGGTCATTGATCCGAAAACCACGAACTCGAAATGAGTGACTTGGTGATCGAGACGCCGAGGGTATTTCTCCCGCTGCTCGAGCCTGCCCGTTACAAAGGCGCGCACGGTGGCCGGGGATCGGGGAAGTCGCATTTCTTCGGCGAGTCGGTGATCGAACGCTCGGCGATGGAAAAGATGGACATCGTTTGCGTGCGGGAAAAGCAGAAATCGCTTCAGCAGTCGGTTAAGAAGCTGCTCGAGTCGAAGATCCAGACGATGAACGCCGGCTACTACTTCGACGTGCAGGACGCGCTGATCAAGAGCATCCACGGCGGCCAAATCATTTTCGAGGGGATGGCGAACCATACCGCGGAGTCGATCAAGTCGCTCGAGGGGTACGACGTTGCCTGGGTTGAGGAAGCGCAGACGCTGAGCCAGAAGTCGCTCGACATGCTGCGCCCGACGATCCGCAAGCCGAAGTCGGAACTATGGTTCTCGTGGAATCCGCGCTTCAAGACGGATCCGGTGGACGCGCTGCTGCGCGGGCCGGATGCGCCGCCACACAGCATCGTCGTGCAAGCGAACTACTCGGACAATCCCTGGTTCGGCGAGACTGAGCTCGTGGCCGAGATGGAGTACGACCGCCGGCGCGACCCGGACAAGTACACGCATATTTGGCTCGGCGGCTATCAGCAGAGCAGCAACGCGCGAGTGTTCCACAATTGGCGCATCGAAGAATTCGAGCGGCCGGCGGGTACGATCTTCCGCCTCGGCGCCGACTGGGGCTTCTCGATCGACCCGAGCGTACTGATTCGCTGCTCGATCGAGGGCAATGCGCTCTACGTCGATTATGAGGCGTATCAGGTCGGGTGCGAGATCGTGAACCTCCCCGAGCTGTTCATGAGCGTGCCCGACGCGGAGAAGTGGCCGATCACGGCAGACTCGTCGCGGCCGGAGACGATCAGCCATATGCAAAAGAACGGCTTCCCGCGCATCACGAAGGCCGTTAAGGGCCCGGGCAGTCTAGAAGAGGGCGTCGAGTTCCTGAAGTCGTTCGACATCATCGTGCACCCGCGGTGCGTGCATACGATCGACGAGCTGTCGCTGTACCGCTATAAGACCGACCCGTTGACGGATCAGGTGCTCCCCATTCTCGAAGACAAGGACAACCACGTGATCGATGCGCTGCGTTACGCGTGCGAAGGCGCGCGCCGGGCCGTGAAGCGCGTAGTCAAGCCGGTCGTATCGCACGTGCCGCAACACCTTATCGGCGGTGCCGGGAGCTGGATGGCATGAAACAGCAAACGAAGCCGCATATCTCGTTTTACCGAGTCGGAGGGAGCAGTTTCGCGCGCATCGATGTGTCGCACGTACCGATCGGCTGGAACTCGTTTCACGTTCACGTTTCGGATCGGCGGTGGGGAAAGCGTAACCGAGCGATCCGCCGCCTATTCGACAACGCGATATATGCAGCTGGCGTGCGCGGATATAACGCGCTCACAGGTCAAGCGTTGCCGACCGTTCCGTGGGACTGGTCTCGGGGGCGCCCCGGCGCTTATCCATCGGATTACCAGCAGTACAAAGCATGTCGCCTCGCGGAGATGCAAGCGTGATCGTCGACCCGTCAGGCAAGCCGCTTGAGTCCGGCCGCTCGTCGATCATCAAAGAGTGCGCCGAGAATCTGAAGATCGCCGTCGACGCGGATACGCAGAACCGCGCGCAGGCACTGCTCGACCTTAAGTTCGCCGCCGGCGATCAGTGGCCAGCGATGATCCAGACGGCGCGCGAGCTTGAGCATCGGCCGTGTCTCACGATCAACAAGACGGACGCGTTCGTGCGGCAGGCTGTCAATAACATGCGCGAGCAGCGGCCGCGTATCCAGGTTCATGCCGTCGCGGATGGCGCGGACAAGCAGAAGGCCGATGTCATCGCGGGTCTGATGCGGCATATCCAGGTCAACAGCAACGCGGATGTGGCCTACGATACGGCGGCCGACTTCCAGGTGCGCATGGGCTGGGGCTACTGGCGCGTGGCATCGCGCTACGTTCGCGAGGACAGCTTCGACCAGGAGCTGTACGTCGATCGCGTACGCAACCCGTTCACGGTGTACTTCGACCCATCGAGCACGCAGCCCGACGGCTCGGACGCCGAGTGGTGCATCGTCAGCGACCGGATGAAAAAGAAGAAATTCCGGCGCAAGTATCCGAAGGCGCAGTTTGTCGACTTCAAGACGCTGGGTGCCGGCGATGAGCTGATGGATTGGGCGACCGACGACGAGATACGCGTGGCAGAGTACTTCAAGGTCGAGAAGACGCCCGACGTGCTGTGCCTGCTGTCGACGGGCAAGACGGAGTACAAGTCGAAGCTGAAGCAGGACGAGCTCGACCGCCTCGGCGTCACGATCGTGGACAAGCGCGAATCGGTGCGCCGCCGGGTCATGTGGTACAAGATGACCGCCAAAGAGATCCTCGCCGAGCGCGAATGGCCCGGCCGCTGGATCCCAGTGATTCCGGTCTACGGCGCCGAGTACGAGATCGAGGGCAAGGTCATCCGCTACGGCATGGTGCGCGGCATGCAGGACCCGCAGCGCATGTTCAACTACTGGCGCACGTGCGAAACGGAAGCGATTGCACTCGCACCGAAAGCGCCATGGGTCGTGGCGGAAGGGCAGCTCGAAGGCAAGGAAGAGGTCTGGAACGCGGCGAATAACAAGAGCTTCGCCTACCTCGAATACAAGCCCGTATTGCTCGACGACGGTACGCCGGTGCCCCCGCCGCAACGTCAGCAACCGCAGGGCATGCCGCAGGCCCAAGTGAACGCCGCGATTGGTGCCAGCGAGGACATGAAGGCCGTTGCCGGCATGTTCGATCCAGCACTCGGCGCGCCAGGCCAGGAAACGAGCGGTGTCATGGTGCAGCGCCGCCAGCAGCAGTCCGATCGGTCGAACTTCCATTTCTACGACAACCTGTGCCGCTCGATTCGGCACACGGGCAAGATCATCCTCGACTTGATCCCGCACTACTACGACACACAGCGCGTCATCCGCATCATCGGCGAAGACGGCGTGCCGGATAGCGTGACGATCAACCAGAAGCAGATGAACGAGCAGGGCATCATCACCGAGACGCTGAACGATGTAACGGTCGGCGAGTACGACATCGTGATCGATACCGGCCCGGGCTACCAGACGAAGCGCGAAGAGGCCGCAGACAACATGCTTGGCCTACTCGGCACGCCGCTCGGCGAGAAGGTGGCGGCCACGGCCGATGACATCATCATGCGGCAGTTCGATTGGCCGGGCGCCGATCAGATCGCGGAGCGTCTTGCCGCGGCGAACCCGATTGCGATGGCCGAGAAGCAGATGCCGGAGAACATTCCGGACGACGTGAAGGCGATGATTGCGCAACTCCAAGGCCAGAACCAGCAGCTCAATCAAGCACTGCAGCAGGCCGAGCTGGACAAGAAGTACCGCATGAGCGTCGAGCAGATGCGCCAGGCCGGAGAGACGCAGCGCACGCAGATGCAGGACGAAACGAAGCGTCACGACATCGCGAGCCGCGACATCACAGCGCGCGACATCGAAGAACTGAAAGGACATATTGCGATCCTGCTGGGCCATATGCAGGATCGTAGGGAAATCGCCGCGGTCGAATCTGCAGCCAAGAACGACGCGACGCACTGACAGATCCAAGTTTCACTCTCGCCCCACCCGGTTACCCCGCCGCGTGGGGCGTTTTCATTGGGGCTCGTGGAGTTATCCATGTCCGAAACACGTTCCGTTGTCACTTCCGAGACGCTGATGCAGCACCTCACCGGCCAAGCCACCGCGGCACCCGAAGCGAAGACGCCTGAAAAGACGGGCGACGCGCAAAAGACGGGTGCTGAAACGACCGGCAAGGACGGCGAGCAGCAGCCGAAGAAGAAGCCGTTGGTCGAGGAATTGGTCCGCACACGTCACGAGCGCCAGTCAGCGCGCCGCGATGCCGAGGAAGCGAACGCAAAAGCGGCGCGCCTCGAGGCAGAACTGGCGGATCTGCGCGCGCGAATGGAGGCGAATCAGGCAATGCCGGCGCCGAAGGACCCCGATCCGAAGCCGCAGCGCAGCCAGTTCGTATCCGACGAGGATTACCAGGAAGCGCTCACTGACTGGAAGGTCGACCAGAAGCTCGCGGAGCAGCAACGGGAACAACAGCAAGCCCGCACCGAAGCATTCCAGCAGCAGCTCGCCGATAACTGGACGCAGCGGCTGGAA